GACCTGATACATTGTGCAAGTCACATCGCCCGTGTAGAACGTTTTGCTTATGTTCGTTGAGCTTGCGGGATCAGGATACGTCAATGTCCCCCACGCGCCTTGTTTAACCCATTCTAAAAACTGTACCGTTGTCATTCCCGTGCCTTGATCTGGAACTGACCACCAAACAACATCAAACGAGCGCTTTTGAGCAACGATATCTTTATACGCCGTACCGTCTAACGAGCGCCCCGTTTCCTCACTTGACAAGTCCGAAAACTTCCATGTGTATTCACTAGGGGTTTTTAATGTGTGTCCGTTCCAAATCCACGGTCTAGCCATATATTTCTCCTTACGCCTTTACGGGCGATATTCCGCTTGCGTCCGTTCTACTATTAACCCACGAGATTACCGCTTCTCCTACTTCACGTCCGTTAAGAATAATCGGGGCAAACGAGGGCTTAGTTTCCTTGTTAGCGTCTCTGACAGCCCTGTAAAGCATTTCGTATGTAACACCGCTAGAATTACCTCCTGTTGATCGCAATGCGCTTAAAACGCCTTCTGCGACTCCGTAGCGTATTCCATCGATAATCTGTATATTGTTTGCTACTGCCGTTCTTCCATTATCAAACTTTCCTACAAGCTCATTGTGGTTTGCGGCAAATATCCCGTCTTCAGGGAAACCACCCGTAGCAAAGTGCGGCAAGGTAATTACTTGTGAGGCCTTATATTCCGACCACGTAAGCCCTAAATACTTCTGTACAGATGTAGGCATTCCTTGAAAAGTCTCGAAAGAGTTTGTTACTGCTCTTTGCGAATAACTCATTAACCCTGTGAGGTAATCGGCAACCTTGTTAATCATGTTCCGATAATATTCAGAAGTAGCCGTTGTGGAAGAAGCTGTGCCTCCCGTTAAAGCAGAACCCGCGTTAGAAGTAGCCGTAGAAACACTCCCCGTAAGGCTATCTAAATACCCCTGTACAGTACTAGGCATTCCGCCATAATACCCAGCCGCTTCTTGCGTTGCTATTTTTGACTGATAGGTTAAATCAGAACCTGATTGTGCCGTAGTAAGCTTAACGGTATCAGCCGTAATCTGTACGCTAGATTTAAGTTGCGCTTCATAATCCTGAATCGTTCTGCTTTGATCTCTAGTCGCAATAGTAACCGTGTCTGTCGTTGCATCCCACGCCTTTTTAACATAAGAAGGCATTCCATTCATGGTTTCGGATATTCCGTTATGAGCATCGCGGTATGACTTTAGCTTGTCTTTGTTTAACCGGTCAATTTGTATTGCGGCTTGCTTTTCCATCGTAATCCATTTGCTGTTCGATGCTTCAATATTGGTTAGTCCATCTTGCCATATTACAGTTGTGTCACCCCAATATTCAGAATATATTGCAACAAGTCCAGCAAATTGCGCTAAGTCGCCTTTTGAAAGTGCAGCTAATTTCTTGTCAACAAACCACTGATTATCTTTTCTTCCCGCCGCGTCAAGTGCTTCTACATATGGGTCATCAATTCCCTTTACTCTTGCGGCTTCGCTTACTCCGCTAGTTGCAAAGTTTTCCGAGGATTGTTCAGCCAGCGTTTTTCCAGCTTCATAAGACAAAAAGATTGTAGCGCAAATAACAAGCCCATATGTCGCCCAGCTCGCAAGCATTCCGATTGTCCCACCTGCTCCTATTGCTCCCGCTGTTCCGGCTGCTGCCGCTGTTCCCCCTGCTAAAGAAGAACTTATGCTAAAAACAGTACTTATATTTCCTAATAGTGATATTCCTTTAAGTGCGGCTAATACGGCAGCAAGTGTTATCGCAAGCTTAGGATGGTCTGCAAAAAATTGTGCGATATTACCCAAATAATCAACTAACGCGGGTAATCCCGTTCCAATAACCCAGTTTCCAATAGGAACAAGAACCTTGTCATAAAAGTCTTTGAATGCAGGATAGTTGTCTTGAACTGCTTCAAAAAGCTTCTTAAACGATTCTCCTAACGGTTGTAATGCTTCACTAATCTTCTTGAATGCTTCTTCAGCTTTGGTAGTTGTAAGCTGTCCGAGCATTAAATCATAGCCTTTAAGGAGCTTCTCTAAATCAGAATTATAAGCGCCGCCGCCTACTCCGCCTCCACCGCCACCGGAAGCCTTGTTTTCGGACAGTATATTAAACTGATCAAATCCCATTATATTCTTTTTCAGTTCCTTGATAGAACCGCTAGAATCGTCTGCAACGTCGCCAATGTCTTCAATACCACCCGTAAAGTCAGCGTATTCTCCCGTGTTTGCAAAAGATACGGGTTCAAACCCCATCAGACCCGCAAGAACGTTAAACGCGTTCGCAAGAACCTTCGTAAAAGCAATTACGTAAGGAATAACGCGAATCAGAATCGGCATCATGAAGTTACCGACAGCACGACTTAAGCTCATGACCGCCGACTGGAATATACGAGTCATGTTGGCCGGAGATTCAAGGGTTTTAGCCATATCGCCTTGTGCAAGTTTAGCCGCATCAAGAACCGTTAAGTATCTTAGGAACGCCTTGTCAAGCGGATTCATTGTTTCGACTGATTGTTCAAGCCCGTAGTTCAATGCTGTTTGCGCAATAGCCGCTTCTGTAACGTTGATACCATAGTTCTTAGCAAGTGGCTTATACTGTCCCGCAATAACGCCAGACTGTAACGCGTCCCACGTGTCTTGTAAATTCTTACCCGTTAAAGAAGCCAAGTCAATACCGATTGCTACAAGATTCGTAGAAAGAAGATAAGCGGCATCAGAAGACGCTCCTAACGATTTAGACATTGCTTCAAACATAGCTCCATTTTTAACAAGCGAAGACATGTCAATCCCCAAAGCGTTAGATATATTAGTATAATATGCTCCTGCCTTTTCTGCCATTTGTCCGTAGGCCACATTGAAGTAGTTCATATCTTCAATCCATGCCGCCGAGTTAGACATAGCGTTAGAAACGGCTTGCGAAAGCCCTGTAATCAGCTTAATAACAATTCCAGTAACAACATATCTCTTTGCCATACTTAGCATAGCAAATAATCCGGTGCTACCTGCTTTGGCTTGTTTTCCCATTACTTGACAAGACTGACCTAAAGCCTTAACGCCCTTAGAACCCGCCGTAGCAATAGGAGCAACTTTAGCAAGCATGTTTAGCGTTTCAGTAGCTTGCGCCGTTAATGCGGGCATCTGATTAAGTCCTAAAATAATGGTTTGAAGCGCCGCCGCAAATCCCTCACTGTTTTTTGTAACGTTTTTCATCGACGTGCCTAACGGTTTTAGAGCGCCCGAAAGACTCGTCAATGATTCGATTGTAGATTGATTCATAGCGGGCATAGCATTAACCGCTTCTGATACCCGCACTAAAGTTGGAGCAAGACTTCCAGAAGCAGTTTCTAACCGCTTTGATGCGCTTGCAATGCCTGAAATAGACCGAGATAATGTACCTAAGTTAGCGTTTTTAGAAGCGTCTCCTATTCCCGTCACGGCATTAGTGAATACGCTTGCAGAACCCGCCGCACTCGTAAACCTAGCATTAAGAGATTCGAGTTTTGCTTCTAGTGCAGAAAGAGAGGTAACAACCTTTGAAGTCGAACCGCTTACTTCCGAGTAAATCTGTTCAGCCATTAGTTGTTACCCCTTTCTAATTGTTTCTTGTTACTCCGAACGCCCTGTCAATGTCTGCTTCTAACTTTGCCTGTTTTTCTTCGGGCGTCGGGACATAAAATAGTGGTTCTTCGGGATACTGTGAGTCTTTGTCAAGACAAGCGGCTATAGCTTTTAACACGTATATCCCTAGCTGATAATTGTTTTCGTCCTCTCTTTTCCATTTCAAGCGCTGTTCTTTTTCCCACAATCTAATCTTTACCCATGTCCAAGCGGGATCTCCGCACCAATAAACTTCCGGAGATACCCCCGCTGAACATGCTACTTCAAACAAATTGTCAAGTTCTTTTACAACGTTCGATTCAGAAGACTTTACTTCATTTCGCTCAACTTCTTTTTCAGGGGAGCGTTCTCCCCACCAAGAAAAACTTCATTGTACTTCTCCGCAAACTGACCTAACACGTCAAGAATTTCATATTCCTTGTCAATCTCTTCGAATATCTTCTCCGCTTTAGAAGCCGATACTGTGCCTTCGCCCGCGAGAGTAGCACGAATGAATGTTTCCAAACTTCCGATAGGGTCTACGAGAAGCCTTGTAGCGTCGCCGCCCATGTTAGCAAACTTCTTCACGCTGTCATGCGTAAATTCGAATCGGTAAGTCTTTCCTGTGTCGAGTTCGATGTTCAGTTCAATCATCTTTCTTTTCCTCCTGAATTATTTATTAAGCCGAGATTGTGTAGATAGCTGTCTTAACCGGAGAATCGTTCATGCCCGCCTTGACCGCAATAGCCTTAATCATAACCGCGTCTGTAATGACAATCGGTACAGAATACAGAGACGAAGAGCGAGTAGGCGTAGTACCGTCATTCGTGTAGAAGATAGAAGCTCCCGAAGTAGCCGATGCAAGAGTAACCGTAGAATTGTCGGCAACCGCGCCCGTGTCAGGTGTTGCAGTCGGAGCAATAACAGTAGTTCCGTAAGCTGCCGGAATGTAAGAAGCAAGTTCAGCCGTTGTGTAGTGAGTAGGCACGGTGTTCTGCACGAAAGAGAACGAGCCAGACACAATGCTTCCGACTGTAATGTCAGAGTCTTTGTACGTTCCAACTCCCGTAGTAATAAACCCCGAACCGTCTTTTCTAACAACCATGATTGTTTGTTCGGTAACACCGTCCATCTTAGCGCGAACAAGCGCTCCTCTTGCCGAAGTGTCGTTAAATTCGCAAGCAATAGCGGGGGAGTCTGCTCTTCCAGATTCGTATGTTTTTCCAGGAGAATCAAGTGGTGTAGACTCGTGCGTGTCTGCGTCTCCGAGAGAAGCGCCGATCTTAGTAAGAGAAGTGAACCACTCAAAAGGATATGGATTTACTTTAGACTTGATATACATTTTTGTTCCGATATCGGTAATAGCTACTAAACTCATTGTTTGTACCTCGTTTTAACTTTCAAATTTTCCAGTTTCCTCATTAAAAATTCCTGAATACGTTGTTGTGTGCCTCTTAGACATGGTGTCCTCTTTGATAATGTTGCCGCCTCCGCTTTGTGTAAGGTGTATCGTCTTCTCTAAAACCGTTCTTACTGCCTTAGATATCCGTCTACACATTGTTTCTGCCGCTGGTTCATTAGCGAAGATATCAATTTGATACATCAAGTCTTTTGTGTAACCTGTATGATTAAGTGTACAACTATTTGTTGAAGTTGTCAATTCCTGAAAAACAATTCTCGGAAATGTAGCAATTTCGTCATTTAAGCTATTGACAATCGTGATATTATCGGGAATAGTTGCATCTAAATTCAACTCGTTTGTTAGCATGTATAAAATTACATTCTTTACGTCTTCGCTATCCATTCGTAGAATACAACCTCCGCTTTCTTGTTCGCTTTCTTCTGCATTTCACGTATTGATTTTCTTATAAACGGTCTAGGAGCCTGACCTGCTGTCGTAACGAAACCTTTATGTTCGTCATAGTAAACCCATTTCTTGTTACTATACGTCCACCCCGAAGGCTTGTCAGGGTTAGGATGTCCTGCGCCTTCCGGCCCTGTTCCGTATTCAATATAAACAAGATAGTCTTCACCCCACACTTGACCGATTAAAAGCCCGTCTGCGCCTCTTATATACGTTGCATGAATAGATTCTTCAGCCCACGAAACGCCTTCTAGCATTATTCTTGCATTAGCCTTTATCGTGCTAACAAGTTCTTCAGTAATTTCTGTTATGATTTTATCGTGTGCTTCTGTTACTTTACCCTTAGTCGCTCTAATCTTGTTAATAGCGTTTCTAAAGGTAGACGGGTCAGCAAGATTCAATCGTAAATTAGCCATTTGCAACCACGCTCTTTATCATTACTACAATCTGTCTAGGAGTTATTTCGGGTTTTTCTGTAACGATGAAGTTGTTGTCTAGCGCACTAGGAGGCGTATTAACGGGTATTGCCTGCCCGTAGTATTCAGGTACTTTCCCTACCCACACAAGGTCTAAATAACCGATGTCAGACGCTTTAAGGATATCCGTAGACTCAACAATCTTTCGGAGTTCCTTAGCGTCTGCACCGTAAACTTGTATGTCCGCATAAGACTTTAGAAGTGAAACCCTAAGCGAGTATTTCTTAATCTCGCCATAGGTGATAATACTTTCACCCGTAGGATATCCGTTATCGTCTAAGTACGGAGTAGACGCACCGCGTTTAGAGATATAAACATCTTCCTTGTCTCTTATAACCGTTCTCATACTGCCCTCGCTATGCTAGAAACGTTCTTCAATAGTTCGTCGTGAGAATAATACGTCCTGTCAATATCGCCTTCACTGTGAGACTTTTCTCCGTTTGCTCCGTTACTTGCGTAATACCACAATGCAAGCTCAATAATAGTATATTTCCATCTTGCTTCTGTTTCTGTTGTATCGTCTCCGTAGTTTCTTTTTTCGCGCACGTCAAATTCTGCCTGGCTCAAATACGATTCTAATAGGCTGTCCTGTGTCGTGTCTGTCGATGCAATTTCAGGGATTCTTAGTTTTAACTCGTTCAGATAATCAATCACGGGCATTGTGTTACCTCTTAGCCTAGTGTTTCTTCATAGAACTGAAACTCCGCAAAGATCGTATTCTTTTCTGTTGAACCATTAATAAATTCAAACGTGTATAGCGTGTTAGGCTTGAATACCCACTCGTTGCTCGATGAAAGCTGTGCGCCAGAACGCGTCTGCCCGATACCCGTCGAACCCGCCATGTAAGCTTCCGTTAGCTTTGTTCCGTTCGTCGTAACCGTCACGCCACTCTTGAATACAGCACCCGATACAGCAGATGAATTTCTATTGCGGTTCATAGGAGTTATAACAGAACCGCCGCTATTGCCGCTAGAACCCTCGTAGAAGTTCACTGTTAGCTTATCAACGCTAGACACAACGTTCACAGGGCGATAGTGAATATAGCCCGTAGCGGGCGTTAGAAAAGTAAACTTCGTAGATGTCGTGGTCAGCAAGTCAAAGTGCGTGGCATGTGTGAAGAACTTACCCGCATGAATGTACGCGTGATCGTTATCAATTATCTTTTGTGCGTCGGTTACTCTTTCTCTTTGGAGTTCCATTATCTGTGACTGTCTTTGTTCGCTCATTTTTAACCTCTAATCTAGTCTTTTCGACTTCTTCTTCCGATAAAGAACCTTCTATTACGAACAAGTGTTCTTCCGGCTTATTTCTTTTTTCTTCCTCTAACTCTTGCATTATTTTGAGTTCTGCTTCGGTATATAAATATTTGTCAATTGTTGTATCATAATCTCCATGCTTGTAGTCAAAGTCTAAAAGTCTCGATATAATATATTTGTCTTTAGTCTCGAATTCTCCATCGCTATTAAACCTGCAAAGAGGTTTATTCTTAGATGCGTCCCACACAACGCCGTGTCCGTAAAATTTCATGTTCCCTCCGATAAGCAAAAAGGGGCAGGGCGCTAACCCCACCCCCTAAGCAATTACATTAAATTAGGCAAATCGCGTAAAGTTTCTTTGAGCCGTCATATGTCGCCGTAGCAATCGTGTTCTTACAAAGTTCGTCTACATCATATGTTGCAGTCGGAACAGTGATAGCCGTTCCTAGAATCGAAAGAGGAGCGTCGGTTGCGGCATCCATAAGGAAAGGAAGTCCGATTTTATCTCCAATGCCAACCGTGATAGTGTCGTTGCCTTCTCCAATTACCCAACCTGCGCCGACTACGGAAGTCACTGTCTTAAACGCCTTAGCTCCCGTTACTGCCGCGCCCGAAGAAGGCGTAAGAACTTCGGAAATGACCTGCCCTGCACGGTCTGTTCCGGTGATTGTAACCGTTCCAAGAGTATCAGCCGAGCCTACCGCCGTATGAGTAAGAGTAATGTTTCTAGGCACATCGGGCTGTGCGGCAATGGTGTAAGAGCCAACCTTCATGTTTGCAGAAACAACAATTCTGTCAACGTCTGCAACAACGGGAGCGCCAAGAGGAACAATGTTCGGGACATACCCTAAATTCTCTTTCGCCCAAAGCTTAATCTGCGGATTTCTAAGTCTATCAAATTCCATTTGTTAATCCTCATTCTTTCTCAAAGTAGGGAGTAGAAGACCTTCCTCTACTCCCGTTCGTTCCTTTGAATCGTTGTTGTTAAGCCGTTGCTGTTCCTGTCAGTGTGCCGAAGTTCTGCGGAAGACCGTAATCAATGCCCGCTATTGCGGAGAAAGCGCCCTTACGAGAACCGCCAACCTTAGCATACTCTTCAAACTTTAGACCAGAAGCGGAGAACACAGGGTTGATGTAATTCATGTCTGCAACAAGAATCGTGTCAGTCGGCATCTGCGGGTCGTACATGACGGTTGCTTCACAGAAGTCAGACATAATGCGCTGAATGTTAGCGCCGCCCTCTGTGCGTGATTCAGGAATATAACCGTAGATATCGGAAATAACTCTCTTGTTAAAAGAATTACACCACACAACGATGTTCTCGAACAGAGCGCCGTTGTCGGCCATTTCCTGAAAAAGCTGATCCATGAGTGCCTTTGTGACCTTTACGCTGCCCGCCGCAACCGTGTTAATAGTTGAAGCCGTGATAATACCGCGAGTCTGTGCCGCCGTAGACGAATTAACCGCTTCGGCATAAACACCGGAAAGAAAAGCCTTTTCCATGTCAAGTGCCATTTTCTTAAGACGCGCCATTTTCTGAAACGCGAATTCGTCCTTAACAGGCTGATCGCCAAGAGCAGAAAGACCGGAAAGTTCTCCGTACATTTCCTGACGAAGATCAGAAACCTGTACAACCTGTCTGAAAGGCATAATCGTGTTCAAAAGCTGTGTGCGAGAAGTGGTCGTTCCTTCCGGAGCAGTACCCGCAAATTCGTCTTCGTCAATAGCGGGAATAGCCGCCGCTTCGGGAGTCCATGTCTGACCTACCGGGAAAATCATAGAAGCGGTTTTCTTAGCGTTTGCGCCGTTGACTCCACCGATCATGTTGAGGAACGGAGTCTGCTTCGCGCCGACCATGAAAAGTTCGCCAAGATAATTAAGAGAAGTATCTCTGTCTGTAAGTGCCATTTATGTTACCTCGTTATTATTTCTTTAACCGCTCTTTCGCCGCAAAAAGTCTCTGCATTAAAGCGCGGTCATTCGGGTTTTTCTGTGCCTGTTTATACAATTCGTTATACTCTGATTCGGGAGTGGGTTTCTGTGCGGGGTCAATCGGAATTCCCGTAGGTACGGGAGTCGTTTTCATAGCCGACTGAATCTTTTTCTGTGCAAGCGTTTCAGCAACCGCAAGAATACGGGCGCCTAAAGACTTTGCACGTTCCTTTGTTTCTTCTGAATCTGTCGTTACAATTCCGTCAAGAAAAACCTCATACTGTTCTTGCTCTAATCCTAAACCCGAAAGTACTTCCCTAGCGGCAACTTCGGAGTACTTCTTATTGACAAGTTCTGTTTTTGCATTCAGTTCGTCAATTTGTTTTTGAATTTTCTGCGATTCGGTAAGGGACTTCTCTTCAAGTGCTTTTGCGGCCTTCTTTGCGGCATTGTCTTCATTTGCTTTAATCGCCTTCTGGATTTCTCTGTCATAGTCTGCCTGTGTCTGGAAAGTCTTAAAGGCGCTTGTGGGCGCGGTTATTGTCGCGGGTTCGGGTGCAATAGCGGGGTCAGAAGCTTCGGGTGTTTGTAGCGTTTCAAGTTCGGCCATTTGATTTTCCTCCGTTTGTTCGTAGTCCGTTAGCCCTCGGAAGTGCTAGCTTCGTCCGTAGTTACTGTATCTGATACGGCGGTTGCCGTTTCATTCTGTGTCTGTTCAAGTGCTTGCTGTTTATTGAGAAGCTCTTCATCGTATAACTTGCGTCTCGCGGCCATTTCCGTAGGCTGATCTGTAACGCCTAACAGTTTAATTGTATCAACCGGAGCAAAGAGTTTAGATGCTACAAAGTTGTTCGCCGCCGTTGACTTGTTCAAGATGTTCGTATTGCGGTTTCTAACCATGTTTATTTGAACATCTCGCGGGTCAAAGTTTTCGCCAAACCTTGACATTACCTTAGATACTAGACGAATCGTCTTTCTTTCTCCGCGTTTAAATGCGCGTTCCTTATTTCTTACAACAAGTTCTAAGTCTTGATACCCGTCTCTAAGATAAACTGCATCTCCCGTGTCGCCGCCGTTGCCCGTGTTATTGTTTCTACTCGGTATTCCCGTAACAGCGTCAATATATTCGTTAAGCGTTGTTTCAAGCACTTGTGCATCTGACTGCAATAGTTCGGGTGAAACATATCCTATTTTTGCTTCTAGGGCGTTTGTTGATTTTATACATAATGAACCCTTTTGTTTGATTTTAGCCGTTCCGTCTTCGTCGGGTTCGCAATTTGTAAAAACCAATATGCTTCCGACCGTCTGTACAATTGCGTTTACTCGGTCAGAAATAGATATGTTTAGCGAATCGAGCAAACTCATTGCGCACTCCCAATCGCCCTTGCGCCACTGATTGTTCATATACTCTACAATAGGAATATCACCCATGTAATGTTCGGATTCTCCCAGGTATTCAAACTCTCCACCTAAAGCAAGTTCGCCGTTAGACTTAAACATATATTGAGTAGTATCGCTGTACACCCAATAGGTATATCCTATTGTAGCGCCCTCGTTGTCAACAATAGGTGCAAACACGAAACCAAGAACGGGATACTGCAACACTTCCGAACTATATATAATTCCCGTGTTTCTAGGATCACATGTCGGAATGTTAAAAGGAATCGCGTCGGGAAGTTCTGCCGGATTTGTCATAACAAGACGATACGAAGTTCCAACAATAGAAGCCCACTCGCCTAGCTCAACGTCCTTTGCGGCCTTATCTTCTTCTTCCATATAACCATTCAGATTTTCAATTTCTGTTCCATCAGATTCAGCCGAACGAGACGTGTAAGAAACGGGTTCCCCCAAAAAGTAACCAACAACCTTGCGAGTAATCTCTTGCGCCCTATTAACGACAATTTTATTGTTAATGTCAAGGCTAAATTCTCTAGGACGTTCTAGTATTTCCTGAACCCCTAGGAACTCATTAAGCAAAAGATTCATCTCAACAACGTTTGCCTGATGCCGCAAAGACACTCCTTGCAGAATGCCCGGAATAATATCTTTATTGATCTCACTTCTTTTGACAGAAGTAAGCAGCGGCCTTCTCCCCGTAAGATAAGGCATATCAGAATTGTAAACTGTTGAAGTTATTTCTGCCATGAGATACCCCCGTGCTTATAACATATTTAATACTATGTCAAACTGTTGGCGTAGTCAATACGTTGCATTTACAACCTGTATCTGTTCCTGTCAATTCCTGCCGTAACAATTCCTATTCTGTTTCCTAGTATCATTTCACTTAATCCGGAAAGACTGTCGGGAGCATCGTCGTGAATAGACTTGCCCGTAATTAGCCACGAAGTAAGTTCTGTAAATGCTCGCTTGTATGCACTCGATTGATGTTCTCGGTCAAGAAAGTAAAAATACGTCTTAATATCGGGCGCGTATTGTCTAATCTTAGAAGCCTTTGCAGTGGTAGAAGGTGCTTTCCCCCACGTCATTCTGCACGGATATCCTTGTGCCCTCAACCGCTTTCCGATTTCTTCTGCGTATTCAGAACCGCCGTTGTTTGATTCAAACCGTACTTCCTGAACTTTGTTTGAGGAAATAGCCATTTCTACCAATGGTTGAGTAATGCTTTTATCTTCCCGACTAAACACCCATTCTGTAATGTAAACGCGTCTTATATCACCGACAATATAAACTTCTCCTATCGGCATAGATAAACTATCGCCGCCTCCCCACGCGACATCAACAAACGCGAAAGTGCCAATCTTGTCAGCGCGATTGAGAGTTTCGTTTCCGTAATAACGGTTCAATGTTCGCTCTCCGAAACAAATTCCCGCACCCTCAAACGGTTCTTGCTGATATATACACGCGTACAATGCTTCATCTATCATGTCAAGTTCGTGCTTTCGTTCTGCGTAATACGCGTCGGTAAAACCTACTCCGTATGGATAGTTAAAGTTAGAGTGTCCCATATCGTCCGTTGCCGGAATTACGATAAATCTTGCGTTCGCATCTTCAGCGTGTTCTCTTGACTCAATTCCGATAGGGTCATTTAACGACCAACGCGTACCAACCATTAGCAACGGAACGTCTGTTTTGCGTCTCTGCTTAATATCGCCTACGTACTTAGCAAATGCGTTTTCAAGACGTTCGGGCTTACTTGCCTCTTCCGAACCAGAAATTAAATCGTCAACATATAACAAAGAAGTAGCTTCGATTGTTCCTGACATATTAGAGTCAATAGAACGGAAAGAGAACGTCTTATAACGTTTTGGCTCTCCTAAATCAATCATTAGGTTTTTCGCGTCTGTATCAACCAATTGAGCGTTCGGAAAAATCTGCTTAAAGTTGTATCTGTCACTCGTTGAAAACTCATAAATTCCGTCATAGAATGACTTCATCAAAGATGTAGAATGCCCCGAAGCAAATACGCTTTTTTCGTGTTCTTTCGCGCCTATCCACAAGCAGAACAATAGTGCTATTGTTGTTTTTCCAACTCTAGGCGGCATAGATATTCCTAGTATTTTTATCTTACCGTCTGCAAGGTCTTGTAGCGCGTCTACGCACTGTTTAAGCTGTTTCTGTCTAGGGTGATAGAATTTCTCTGCTTTTGGTCTATCCCACTCCATAAAGAATAGAAACGACTCAAAAAGGTATTCCGACTCGTACTTGTAGCAATTCTTCAAATCTTCTGAATACGTTCTAAGCTTCGGAGGTGATATCTTGCTTCTATGCGCCTTTATGTTTCTTTCTAGTGCTTCTTTCCACTTAGCAACAATCCTGCGAGTGTCTTTCTCTCGATTGTTCTCGCGTGAGTATAGAAGTTTCAAACTAGCGAGGCATTCAAGTTCCTTCGGCCAGTCGTATTTTTTTACTGCATTGTTATATGCCTCTGTTACGATTTTTATTTCTGATAGACTCAAAGTTTACCGCCTTTGACATTTGCCGTTCTGAAAACAAGCGCAACCGTCTTCCGCGCATTCAAACGGGTATTTGTTCTTCATAATGCTTTCATCGTGAGTAACGTCTGAAAACGTAGATGGAGTACCGTCTTCTAACTCATACGAAAAGTCTTCTTGCTTTCCCGCTTCTTTAACTTTTATTTCCGTTTCGTTCCACAAAAAAGGACAAATCATTCTACTTTACCCTCTGCCTTCTCTAGATTCATTGCACTATCTAGAGTGTTTTTAGAATCTTTTTGCACAACTAAAGAAACGTCAGCAATAGTGACATCAACATTTGTGTTTAGTGCATTTATTGTTAAACAAAGAGTCGGTATTCCGTCGCAATCCATGTGCAAATCAAGTTTAGTTATTCCGTTTATTTCTTTCCCGTCTACAAAAACCTTGTAAAACATTTCGCTATTATCAATTGGACGTATTTTTATTTCTCTTTTAATCATTCCACTTGCCTCGTTTCTACTGTTTTCTTGCACATATAGCAATACATGTGCTTGATGTGATTAACGCCTGTTTTGTGTTTTGTTGAAGTTGCGGGTAACGTTGTCCCGCACTCCTTACAAACAAAATATCTTTTTACTATCATGTGTTTGAATACCAAATCTCCCTAAGTCCTATTTTATCGTTAAACACATAAGACAAGAGAGTTTTTAGTCCTTTCGAATATGCTTGCGAATTTTCCCACGCCGATGAAGAACAAATTGTAGGAAGGCTTCTTACAACTATTCCGTCTTTTGAATCCGTTCTAAAAAACTCTTTTTCCTTTTCAGTGTGAAAGTGAGCGCTATGTACTTCTGAATGTTTTGCCATTCCATATTCGCTTCTAAAATCACTTGTAAGCCAACTTCCGGAGTTGTTTTGAGGCATATTTCCGTGAGTAAATCCGATTATCGTACAACCGACCAGACGTGCCTTTCTAGGCGTTGGAGAGCAATCGAACATAACTTCATCTATTCCGTTATATGCGAGCTCCACAGCCCTCACAGCCATCCTGCCGACGATTTCATCATGATTGCCGGGAATATAAATTACTTCAATCGGTGCAATCTTTCTAAGTCTGTCAAGAGTGTCAATTAGCATTGTTATAACGCTGTCAAATATTTTAGGCATTCTCCCGTCAATATCCTGTTTGGTGCCTTTTGTAGTTGCTCCGTCCGCGTTGTCAACGTGAATTAAGTCTCCTAGAGTCACAACAATTATCTTTTTGAAGGCTCTATCCGAACATCTTTGAACAATATCGGCAATGCAACCCGAAAGTCTTGATTCAGCAATCGAAATATCGTAATCGTCGCCTGTTTCTTCGCCCCATGAAAGCAATCCTACGTGCAAGTCGGGAAGTTCGACAATCAAAGTATCGCCTTCTTTATTATAATTAACATAAAGCGGTTCAACAATTGGTTTAGGCAAGTGATAGTTTTCAAAAAAGTTTTCAATATCTTCAGTGGTAACGGAATTGATAATAGGCTTTACGCTAAGTCCGTCTCTCCGGTAGTTTGTAACTCTCCATTTTGTGGGGTCGTATCCTCGTGATTCAAGAACATCTTTATCGTCAATCCCGAACTCGTTTCTTCGTTCCTGTTCTTTGCGCTTTCTTACTTCTCTTCTACTTCCGTTTACATAATATCTAACTTGATCTTCCGACTTAATAACTCCAAACTCTTCTTTTAGCTTTGAAACAAGTTCACTATACGTCATATTCGGTTTGTTCTTGATACAAAACTCTCGGCATTCGTCGTTAGTCATTCTTTGCCCTCAATTTCAAACATATCTATAAAGGCTTCGTTGCTCATTAACTTCTGATTGTCATAAAATATAACAAACCAATCTGTTTCGCGAACTTTCTTGCCTTCAAAAACTATATAGTCGCAATATTTATTTCGAGTGAAAACGTTCAAAAGGCGCTCGTCTTCTAGTTTCTGTACCCACTCGGGCATTTCTTCTCTCGATTCGCCGTTATACTGCCACGCTTTTACCCATTCCGGAAAACGCTTAAAATATTTTTGCACTTTCTATCCCCCTTAAAAATCTCTTTTTCGTAGAATGAAGTCTATTTCTCTTACATACTTCACAAGTCCCGTGATTTCGGCAAGAACAATCGAACGCTTTTGAGCCATAATATTGTTTTCGGTGTTCTTTTCCAGATTTTATGGCTTTGTCAAGACTCATTGCTATCCTCTTAACCTTCTGCCGCAAACGGGGCAAAATAAAATCGTCAAAATCACAAAATCATATTTATGAGTCTCTTTATTTCTCTTCTTTGACCTCAAATTTACATCATACTCATCAACTATATTTTTCTCAATCCCACGATATATTTTACCGTTTCCACAACACAAACAATTATTTATCATTTTCTCTACACCTCCACTTGACTCTATTGTATTGTTTCTATTTGGCGGTTTCAAGCTTTTGTTAGTTACAAATTTAAAAAACCGGTTATTTTTCTAACCGTCTCTGCTCTTTTTCGTAGTCGCTTTTCAACTTGTTATAAATGTTTTGTTGAGAGTGTATATTTTTAATCATTTGTTTTCGGTAACTTTTCACAAGATGAGTATTGTCATAAAGCGGTCTCTCGTAGTACTCACATTTCGGACACTTATACCGCACTATTTTACCCGCTTTTTCCCTCACAAGCACTACCTTACAAAACGGGCACTTTGACTTTCTCACTCTTTTTTTCTTTGGCTTTTCACTCTCAACTTGCGGCTTAACTCTTACAACCTTTGCCATTTTTACCCTCCAATATTTATCGCTTGAGGTAGGTTCCTTGATTTTGGGCATACTACTCCTAAGGAAGACTTAGGATATAGTACGCTACCACTTTTGACTGTATCGCTCTCGGCAATTATCCCGTCAATTGTGCTCTGAATATACTGTTATGGCATTTCAGCCTAACTATTGCATTATCGGTTTCATTTTCCTACCGCCGCGTTTCTGCTTGTCTCCGAACGCATTTTTGCAATAACTCTTATGCAGACCCTACCCCCATTTTGCTTCTTTTAACGTTAGGTGATGGGAAACCTAACTTACGGCTTCTAGGTTAATTCAGAGCAACCTTTTACCGTGTAGTCTTTTAGTGTGGCCTACAACACCACAACGTTCTATGTGGTAAACAAAAAGAGCAAGGCGACTTACGCTTTGCTCTTGACACATCTCACTTTTACGAGTATAATACTCATATCGGTTGTGACTTAGAGCGGTTGTGAAGTCATAGCCCCACGGATTAAGTTTTGCGACTTATCCGTGTTTTTTTATTTACCACTATATTGTACCCTGTTTGCTTGTAGTAGTCAAGCGCTAAAGAAAAAAGAGTTCCGTTTCCGAAACCCCTATATTGTATTTATAATATCCGTTCACGTGTTATCATGCGGCGCCTCCGGAAGCTGTGTCCACTGAGTGAATTTTTCCGAGTGCCGAATCAAAAAGTCCCACTTTACCTTTTCCCATGATCTCAACGGAGAAAAAAACGCCAAAACTATTCCATCTCTCATTGTTGGCGGTTCTGTAGCGGTCTCGCGGATACGGTAACGGGAAATAATATCAATCGCTTCGGATATTGCTCTTTCAAGATCTCCGTCTGGTAAGCCGTGTATATTCCCTTCGTCGTCTTCCCATGCTCCGCCGTTTTCCAGAATCTGAATCAATTCATTCGCGTTCATTTCTCTTCCTCCAAAATCTCTTTATACTTCAGTGCTTTAGCGTAGTCCTCTTCTTCATTCCCGTTGTACGGAGCGTGTTCCCTGTACTTGATTATATTGCCCTTACAATAGCCCTTAAACTCTTCCGGAGTCAACATCATGCGGATTACTTCTATTGTCTCTATTCCACCGTGTAGACAGTGTGGCGGGCTATTAACGGCATTTGTATAAGGTGGTTCGGGTTCAAACATTGCGGAAGACCAATAACAATCCCCTATGTCTCCCAATAATCGGAAATAACCATTTCCAGAAGAACTTATTATTTCTTCTTTCCCGGCAAGTTTGTTCATGCTATTAACAAAAAGTGCGCGGTCATAAATCCTTCCTACAACCAAATCGCTTCTTACCTTAACTTTGTCTCCCACTTTTAGTTCTCTCATAAATCCTCCTTATCCTGCATTAAAACTTGCACAAACGACTTCTCCCGCTTTTAGTTTAGCATCTGCCTCACCGATGTATGTTGCTTTTACGTCAATGGGAGTTGTCGCCCAAAAATAGGAACAAGATAAACAATCGCTTCCGTCATTGTATTTAGAAAACCAATCGTGACGCCATACATTTTTGTAATCGATGTACCCTTTTCTATAATGCGAATTTCCGTCCGGATGGATGCTTTTTGCGTCTTCTTCGTTTTCTGCAACAACCACGCAAGAGTCGTACGTGTCATAATCATTGTTTTTATCTTGACTTAATAACCAAAGTTTCATGATTTTTTCTCCTTATCCTAATCCTGTGAATCTTGTGTTTGCAATGTTATACTTTCCGCAATAATGGCATTTCCATTCAGGCCAAGCGCCTCTTCTTATAACGTCCTTTTCTACGTCAATCTTCACCTTAGTATGACATAAATCGCATTTTTGTCTTTTTGTAATTCCTATCGCTATAATCTTCATAGTACCTCCTTAACGCCGTACTGTATGCCTAAAACCGCTTCGTCGTGTTCGTTCATAGCAATTACCTTTCCATAGTCTAGCGATTCGTCAAACACAATCCTAGTGCCACTCCGTGCCCTTAACGAATCAACGTTTTCGTTTTTAATCGCTAGATACGTTTTCGTTGACATGTAAAGAGTAATCAACGTGCTCCTCCTTTTTCTTAAATCGGCTATTATCTTCACAATCTTCACAAAGAGAACAGCCGTAATCGTATTCGCAATTGTGACAAGAGTTCATTCGCGTTCCTCTCTCTGTGAATCCTCAATCAACGCCCTTATCTCTGATTCAGTTTCGACGCAAACTATGTCGTAGTCTCCTTCGGTTGCAATTCCCGTAACCTCTTTTCCGTTAAGCTCAAATCTTGACACTCGAATGATTTTGTTTATTCCCACGAGTATCTTCTGCCCCGTTTCGCTTCCAGTGACTTCAATAAGTCCTTTCATTCTCTTTCCTCCTAATTGACTTGTGTCATTATTGTAAAACAACGCTAATCAGCAAGCAAGTGACAAAATGCATGAATAAATATTGAACTTTTTGTGCAATTTGACAATAAAAAAGAACGTATATTTCAACGTTCTTTCTGTGGTTGAGTTTTACGGATTCGAACCGCAAATATCGGAGCCAAAATCCGATGTGTTTCCGCTACACTAAAACTCAATATTGGCATACAGACTAGGATTCGAACCTAGATCGTTAGTTTTGGAGACTAACAGACTTCCATTTGTCTTATCTGCACGTAGAAAGAGGGTTCAACCTTACTATTTATGTCACACTTTGAGAAATAACACGTCTTCAGGTAGCCCTCTTGATTCAATTATAGTCTTTTTGTTGTGATTGTCAACATCATTTTGTCAAGTTTCTACAATTTGAAAATCGTCTTCAGAAAGTCCTAATAGCTCAATATATTCTTCCCTCCTAATTGACTTGTGTCATTATTGTAAAACAACGCTAATCAGCAAGCAAGTGACAAAACGCATGAATAAATAGGGAACTTTTTGTGCAATTTGACAATAAAAAAGAACGTATA